TAGTGCTATCGTACCAAAGTTCTCCCTCAACAACACCAGGTTTATCTCCAGCATAGTTGGTAACAGCAGTTCCAACTGTTTGCTTATAGGTAGCCATGATTATTTAGCCTTTAACATAAAGAGGAGAAAAAAATGGCTAATGAACTAGAAAAGTTCGACAACGAAATCGAAGCTGTGGCCGAAGAGCAAGTAGAACTTGACGAGTTTAAGGCCAGCGGTGAAAATTCAAGCGTAGCCGACCCAATAGCTAAAGGTTCAAATAAGAGACCAGCTGACAAGCAGGCATCTTTCACGGCACCTAACCCTGGAGGGGCAGGCGAAAAAAGTGGATCCGAGCATAAAGGTGAAGACCTTATTTCTTCTAAGTCAGGTAAAAAAGCACCTGCGCGTAAAGCTGACAAGTCAGCTGGCGAAGGTAACGTAGGCGGACCATCAGGATCTGGTGAAGCTGTCACACCTGGACAAGGAAGCAAAGAACTAGCACCTGGACATGGCGGATCTGTTAAAGAAGACATCGACGCTATATTTGGCGAAGATTTATCTGAAGACTTAAGAGAGAAAGCTGAGACAGTTTTTGAAGCTGCAGTAAGTGCTAGAGTTGCTGAAATGAATGAAGCATACTCAGAAGCATTTGATCAGCAGTTAGCAGAAGCTACTGAGCAACTTAAAGAAGACATGACATCTAAAGTTGACGAGTACATTAACTACTTGTCTGAGCAATGGATGGAAGACAACAGAGTTGCAATAGAGTCATCTCTTAAAGTCGAAGTTGCTGAATCATTCATGTCTGGTCTAAAAGGATTAATCGAAGCACATAACGTTATTCTTCCAGAAGACGAAGACGCAGACGTCTTAACATCTTTAGAAGCAAGAGTTCAAGAACTTGAGTCTTCTTTAGAAGAAGAAACAGCTGAGAAAATCAAACTCAACAATGAGCTTGTTGAAGCATCAGTACAGAACATTTTCAACGAGGCAACAAACGGCCTTGCTGAAACACAAATTGAGAAACTCCGTGCTCTATCGGAAGGTTTAGATTATGATAGCACCGAAGATTTTTCTAACAAACTTAACACTTTGAAAGAATCATACTTCGATAACAAACCGGCAAAGTCTTCAAACATTGAAGACAGTGATCCAGTTGAGCTTGACGAAGAAGTCAAGTCACCAGTTGGACCAATTGCCAACTACGCAGCTGCAATTAGCAGAACTGTTAGGAAATAAATCGTAAATTAATAGGGGAAATAAAATGGAATCTAATTACGACGTACTCCAAAACAAATGGCAGCCAATTATTGAGCATGCTGACCTTCCTGATATTGACGATAGTCACAAGAAGGCAGTAACAGCCGTCTGTTTGGAAAACACAGAGAAGTCCCTAAAAGAAGATCAAGGTTTCGGCCCTGCATCTCTATTAGAGGCAGCTCCAACAAACGCTACTGGTTCTAGTGTTGATAACTACGATCCAGTATTAATTAGTTTAGTACGTAGAGCAATGCCTAACCTCGTAGCATATGACCTAGTTGGTGTTCAGCCAATGACTGGTCCTACAGGTTTAATCTTCGCAATGAGAAGCAGATATACTTCTCAAACAGGAGATGAGGCTTTCTATAACGAAGCTAACACCGGGTTCTCTACTCAGGTAGATGACGTGGCAAACACAGCTCCAGGTGGAGCAGAAGCTGGAAACGTTGGAACACAACCTTCCGGTAATAGTACTTCATACAACTTCGCAGGTGGTATGACTACAGCTAAAGCTGAAGCATTAGGCGACAGTGGTTCAAACGCTTTTGCAGAAATGGCTTTCTCAATTGAGAAAATTTCCGTTACTGCTGAGTCAAGAGCTCTTAAAGCTGAGTACTCAATGGAACTTGCTCAAGACCTTAAAGCAATTCATGGTCTTGATGCTGAGACAGAACTTGCAAACATTCTTTCTACAGAAATCTTAGCAGAGATCAACAGAGAAATCGTAAGAACAGTTAACTTAGTTGCTGTTGACGGTGCTCAACAAAACGTTGCTACTGCTGGATCTTTCGACTTAGATGTTGATTCAAACGGTAGATGGATGGTTGAGAAGTTCAAAGGTCTTATGTTCCAAATCGAAAGAGAAGCTAATGAGATCGCAAGAGGAACAAGAAGAGGTAAAGGTAACATCATGCTTTGCTCATCTGACGTTGCATCCGCACTTCAAATGGCTGGCGTGTTAGATTACACACCTGCTCTTAACTCTAACAATCTACAAGTTGATGACACAGGCTCAACATTTGCTGGTGTCCTTAACGGAAGAATTAGAGTGTTCATCGATCCATACTTCGCACCAAGTTCAGGTATTCACTACATGACTGTTGGTTACAAAGGATCAAGCGCATTTGACGCTGGATTGTTCTATTGCCCATACGTTCCACTACAAATGGTGAGAGCGGTTGGTGAGAACACTTTCCAACCAAAAATTGGATTCAAGACTAGGTATGGTGTTGTTGAAAACCCATTCGCTAGAGGTACAACTGCATTAGCAGATAACGGTGCTCTTGATGACAATGCAAACAAATACTACAGAAGAGTATTAGTTAAAAACATTATGTAATCTTAACCGATTATGTTTTAAAAGGAGGCTTCGGCCTCCTTTTTTTTTGTCTTAGCCTGTTGACTTCAAATCATATAATTAGTATAATAGTTGTATAAGTAAGGAGAAGTAAATGAGTAATTTTATAAACGACGGAATCAGAGAGGAGATCATGGAAGAGATCCTTGAGATGGCAGATAAAGATATCTGGAATGTTATCTTTGCAATTGGTAATGAGTTTGGTATTGACAAACTTCCTGATCCAGCACTTGGTGATGAAGGTATGATCAACAGACTCTTTGAACTTAGATGGGAAGAGAGGTTAGTATAATGAGACCTATTCAGTATGTAGAAAAGTTTAACGATTGGAGTGTCCGTGAATTTGACGGAGCTGAGTTTACACTTGATGGAAAGTTCTATCATGGAATGATTACTAAACTATCACAAGAAGGTATTATGTTTAGACCTTTCTCAATTGATCATATCAGTAAAAGGTATGATGAAGAGAAGTATCCTCTAATGTTTATTAGAATTACAGACTTTGATAATGTCAATCTTGAGATATGGGATGAGCATAGAGGTTGTGATGACTCTGCTATTGGTGTTGAAGGATATCATGTTCCTTGGAGACAGGTTTGGCCAGATGAGTTCATTCCTGTCAAGGAAATGACTTACGAACATATCAAGTCATTAGAACCTAAACAGATGGAAATTAATTTTGGATAAACTGTTGACTTCAAATCAAGAATTTAGGATAATAGTTGTATGTTAAGTAAGGAGAAAAGCATGGAAAATTTTGAAATTAAAAGAGACTTTTATAACTGGGATACTAATGGTAAGCCTAGACACGAAGGTACATTAACTGGTGTATCATCTGATGACCAATATATGTTAGCTGGTAGAAGCTACAGATGTCTTGGTACTGGTAGAGAAGTTGGTTTATTTACTAACTCTAATGCAACTGAAGCTGATAGACTTTCTAAGAAGTTTCCTTCATACGAAGGTGACTCAGTAGAAGGAAAAGCTAAAGGAGCTTTCTTTGATGGCGACATCGTAAGATGGAAGTCTAATGGTAGAATTCCTTTCGGTGAAATGTTGCTTGACTTTTATCTTTTAGGTTACATAAGTAAAGAGCAGATGATTAAGTCAGCTGTCTTACAAGAGAAAGGTAACAGTGAGTTTTGGGCAAATGTTACACCTAAAAGATTCAAGTGTGAAGACACTGGTGAATGGATGGTAAGACTTGTACCAGGTGAGAATGCTTTCCAAGAGGAAGTAGAATACACAAACCAAAGGAGTGTAGCGTAATGTACGAATGGGACGATTTATCAGAACGTGAGCAACTGCTCATATACATTTCGGATGTACATAAGGATGCTTATGGCTTCCGTCCTCGAGATAAGTACGGTGACGATTGGACCGTAGAAGAACTCAAGCAGGAGTTAGATCGTCTCGTTGACTATGCTAACGAAGTGTATGAGCAAGAGCAAATTGCTGCTGAAAAAGCAGCTGATGCTTTTGATGAGCAGATCCTAGCTGTTCAGGCTTCAGGTGCTGGTAACAGAGAGCAAGCTATCAAGTGGCTCGTTGAAGCTGACGAAGATGCTCTTTGGGATCTTGAGCACTTTGTTTGGAAACAAGGTTTCCTATTTACTGATAGAGGTCGTGCTCTTGTGAAGGAGTTACAGGAACTCTATAAGGCGGCATAATGAAAAAATCAGACTTAGCAACATTAGAAGACTTTGAGAAGTTAAACAATCTGATTGACAATGAGGACGTTGCAGGTATCAAGACGTTCTTTGCTGACATCATACGAACAAGGTATACAGCAGGTCATGAAGAACAACACCTTAGAAGCCTAGCTGCAATTATGGAGAAATACCAGAACGGTATATGGTCTAAGGAAGCAAAGAAGAGATGGGCTATCAATGAGATGGTTTCATTTTACGGAAACGTAGCAGGACAAACTTTAATATAGCTGTTGACATAAATACCTCCATGGTAGTATAATACTACCCGTCATAAACACACAAACACACAGGAGGATATTATGGCAAATGGAAAATCAGGGTACGAGATTCGTGCCGATCTATTAAGTATGGCTCAAAGCCTACTCTACGATAACTTACAAAGGAAGATTGACGCTACGTATAATCATAACGACAATCATCCCGATGATAAGAAACCAATGCCCGTTAAATCGATTACAGCAGCTGAAGTTATAGCTGTTGCAAGCGAACTTAATGAGTTTGTTAACTCTAAATAAGTTGACTTTGAATTCGTTTTAAGGTATTATAAATACTGTTATGGCAGACTTTTCTACACAACCTAACAACACTAACTTCCTATCTAATGTAGGTGCTAAGTTTATGATAAAGAAACTTCCTAATGTGAACTACTTTATCCAGAACGTAGCCTTGCCTGCAGTAGATGTTGGAATGATTGAAGTGGGCACTCCTTTTAGTGCTAAACTCAAATACCCTGGTGACTTAGTCACATATCAGGATTTAGTTATTACGTTTAGAGTAGATGAGGACATGAACAATTATGTTGAATTATATAATTGGATCAAATCCATAACACGTGTTGACGACTTCGACGAATCAACTGCTTGGAATAAGCAGAATACGAATCCCGGAGGAGACGATGGCGTGTTCAGTGACGGTACATTGTTTGTATTGAACAGTGCAATGAACCCTAACAAGGAAGTAATCTTTAGAGATTTATACCCATCATCCCTCTCGGATTTACCATTTACAACTCAAGTAAATGACATTGACTATATCGAATGTACTGCAACATTTAGATATAGAACATTTGATATAATCTAAGGAAGACATGAAGAACCCAGAAAAGTTCTTAGCAGAAGCTAAGAAAGGAATTGTGACAGTTGAATTTACAAAGATCGATACAGGCGAACTAAGAGTTATGCCTTGTACTTTGAATGATGTGATTGCTGAACGAGCTATTGTTATAAATGAAATGACACCAGACAGCCATAACTTTGTCGTGTGGTCATTAGATAAAAAAGCATATAGATCATTCAGAGTCAATACAGTGAAGGATTGGTATGTTGGAACAAAGAAAGAAGAGAGCATTAAAGGAAGCGATAACTGATACATTATTAGGCACTGCTATAATGTTTCCACTAAATTACTTGGTGGTGTATATTACGTTAGACCTGTTGTCTTTTAATTCGTTTCAGATTACAATATCCTCTACTATAACTTTATTTTTTATAGCTGTATGGAGAAAGGCTACAGTTAGATTATACTTTGAGAAAAAATATGACGCTAGAAGAGATACAGACAGCATGGTCTAAAGACGCACCAGTCGATAGAACAGAACTTGGTAATGAAGCAACTAGGATCCCTCAGTTGCATTCTAAGTATTTTAAGATATACTCTACAGAGAGATTAGTACTAAAGAAACTACAAGAACAATCTAAACAATTGTGGGAAGACTTATGGGAATACTACCAAGGAAATTTTGACTATGAAGAGTTAAAAGATAGAGGTTGGGATCAAGTAAACCAAAGAATACTAAAAGCAGACTTAGGTATTCATATTGATG